TTTCCATTATCTGTTGTTATAGGTAATGAATTTTTATTTGCTTGATTTATAGTATTTTTATCATTTGTTTTAGTATTTAAAAAATCATTAACAATATTAACTTCATTTTTATCTAACATTGAATATTTTTGTATCAATTCATAAAAATCTAATTCTTTACATCCAGCAAAAAAAGCATTAATATAATTTTCAGATTCTTCATCTGTCATATTAACTAATTCTTTTTGTACTAATAAATTTAATATACTTGGATGATCAACAACAATTTTAAAATTTAATGTACCTGTTCTTGTTGTATTTTGATAAGTATAAATTGGTTCTGGTCTACCTAAAAAATCGTTCTCATTCCATTTTGCGGTATTATTATCTGTAACTTTTAAATCATAAGGTGGAAACCACATAATTCTACCACCATTAGGACCTCTTTCTGCTAAAGGTAAATCACTAACAGTAAAACCTGATTTTTTAGATGTTTTCCAAGCTAAATTTTCAATTGATAACATATATTTTTTAGCTATCATATTTGAATCATCAATATTGGTAGAATTTTTAAATGAAGTTTTTCCATTTGACATAGGTGCATAATTTGGATTCCATACTCTACTTTGACCTCCAATTACACTACTATCAAATTTTCTTAAATTGCTTTGTTTTTTCATAGTATTTGAATATCTTAAATATGGTCTATCTTTAGTCCATACTCTACAATATTCAATACCACTTTCTTCTTTATATTTATCTACGTATTTTATTGCTGAACCTTTTGAAATTTTTATATCACCATCGTAAAACGCTCTACTTGTTTGGTCAATAACATTACTAATATGTGATTTTGAAGTTATGCTACTTAAATCCGTATTATTTAATAATTCTTGTGTTTTATTTAAAATTGAATCTTCTCTAAATACAAAATTTTTAGATAATGTATCGTTTATATTATTTTCGTTGGTTAATTGTGTTTTACTATTTTTACTTATCCAAGTTAAATTACCCGATATATTTCCATTATTAAAATAACCTTTGTTATTATGAAATAATTCAGCACTTAATTTATCAAACATTAATGTCAAAAAATAATTACTTTTTACAACATTACCATTGAAATCAGACATACTAAATTTAACATTATCACCTCTATCATCACCAATGTAAGATTTACCTGCAGGTGCTTCTGTACCTAATAAATTTTTAGTTTTTTGTTCTAAATTGTCAATAAAATTAAAAAGTTTCGATGTATTTTGTGACATCGCTTTTGTAGTATAATTTGGTGCATATTTAGAATAAGATAATAAATCAAAAAGTTTTTGTTTAGGTCCTTGACCCATATATTCAACCAAAACATCTGAAGGATTTCTTGTTGGTGAATTTCTTCTATTAACACCTATTAATGAACCAATATCTTGAGCTATATTTACAATTTCATTACTACTTTTAATTTTAGTATTATAGTTATAAGATAATGGGTTAGATAAATAATCACCAGGTATTTGTGAAACAGGTAAATTAACACCTGTAATTTTTTCAGTAAAATCTAACGCTTTACCTGTTAAATTTTTTGAAACAGTTATCGAATTATCAAATTCAACTAATGATTCTTTACCAGTAACTAAATTTAAAGCTGTTGATGTGTTACCATTTAAAGCGTCTAATAATCTATTCTTTCCATTAATTGTAGTTTTAAGATTTTGATTAATTCTTGATAATAAAGGACCATTAACATTATTTTTTATATTATTAACAGCAAATTTAAATAATTGTGATTCAGTATCATTAACAGTTGATTTAGTTATACTAATTAAATTATAATTAGGTATATCAGTTGAAAAATACGGATAAAGATTTAATTTACCAGTATTAATCACATAACTATTTAAATTTTCATTTATTATATATTCAGTAGGTTTATACTTATTTAATCCACTATTTCTTTTATTTTGTTCTTCTCTACTAGTAGAATCATTTTTAACCACATCACCAGGATTCACATTTGGATATGAACTTAATTTTTGATATGTATAATTACTATTATTAAATGATCTAGGTCCTAATTCTAATGGATTATTTAAAGTTTTACTTATAATAAAATCTCTAAATTTTTTTGTTGAATCGAAATCTAAGTAACTTGGCATTATTTTATCTATATTATTTATTATAAATAGACAAAAGAAAAAAAATATTATAAATTTTTTTAAGTATTAATGTTATTTGAAGGCATCATTGAAGAAAACCAATTATATACAATACTTGGGTCTTTATCTATCGCTCTTTGAACTGAAGTTATTAAATCTCTATCATCACCATTTATTTTAATGTCAAGTTTAAAATTAGATGTCTGACCTGGTGTACCACCAGATGGTGGTACTGGTGTAGGTGATGTAGGTGATGTAGGTGGTGAGGCTGGTGTGGGTGGTATGGGTCTTTGATTAGCAGGTAACCCAGGAATACTATTTCTTAAAGTAGTAAATATTATTTCAGCTTGTTCTTTAATAAATGTTTTCGCACCTTTATAAATTTCTGTCATTTCTTCTGTTGACATGGTTGATATTATTTTTTCAAAATCTTCTGCATTATTTTTTAAATTTTTTAACGCTGATTTAATATCTTGGTCAATAACAACTTTAACTGCTCTTGTTCCTGTCATAGTTAATTTTCTAACTATAACATCAGTATTTTTTACTAATGTCTGCATTTCATTATATTGACCCATAGCAATATCTTTAATATCCATTTTTTCAAAAGCATCTTTATATTTTACTAATTGTTCTTTTTGAGTATTATTTAATTCATTTAAAGCAATTTCAGTTTTACCACCAAACATATCTTTTAATGTTTGTGGTATATTAACAACCATTTGACCTTTCGACATTCTAGACATATTAATTAAAAATTCTTTTTCTTCATCATTTTTAAATACTAATGATGAACTCATAAGACTTGTTAATGCCTGTCCTCTTTCTAATGCTGCAATTCCTATTTTATTAAATTCAGAAACACTTATACCAAATTGTTGAGCCATATCTCTAGCTCTTCTTAAATTTATACCAGATATTTCAAATCTTTGTTGTTGTTCATTATAAACTGCCAATGATTTTGCTGCATTTATTATATTTCCTTGTAAAGCTTCAACATCATTATTTGCTTGATAAAATAATTTTAATGGGTCATTTAAATCACCAATAGCACCACCAACCATTTGCATATTCGCAACAAATTCAATTGTTTTATCCAAATCCATAACTTTTTCAGCAAAAGAAAATGCTGTTGCCATTTCCATTTTAAATTCAATGGATTTTTTAACCATATCTTCAAGACCTTTATATCCATTTTTAAATGTGTATTCATTTAATTTTCCGATATTATCTTTTAATAAAGCACCTGTTTTAGTTGCACTTAAACCTAATTTTAAACTATTTGTGATTGTTTCTTCTATTCTTTCATTAGTATCTGTTAAACCATAACCCACATTTTCAAATTCATATAACATTGCAGTGTAATCTTTTAATGTCATGTTTAAAGATTTTGAAGTAGGTATTAAAGTATCTATAAAATTTTGATTTATTAAACCTAATTTACCACTTTTACTAGCTAATTCAGTATAAATTTCACTTATCTCTTTTAATGTAACACCATATTCAATAGCGGTAACTGATGAAGCCATCATATCTTCTCTCATTTTTTCAGAAAGTTCACCCCTTAATCCTGTTTGAAGATTTATATCTTTAATTAATTCTGCTTCTTCTTCAAGCATTTTGAAAATAGGTGACATTATTGATTTAATAACTTCACCAGGACTAAGTTTTCCAATTGCACTAACAAAATCACCACCATAAGAAACTGTTGGTGATTTTTCAGCTTCACTACCTAATTGTGGTTTTAACGCAGATGATGTAAGAAGATATTTAGCAGCGTCAGTACCTAATTGTTGAACATAAGAATTATTTAACATTTCATTAATCCTTCTCAATGTATCATTAACAGTTGTACTATTAGTTGTATTAGAAGTATTACAATTTATTCCATCATAAATGTTTTTAACATCTGTAAAACATTTTTGTTTATTATTAGGATCATTACATAATGCTGTTTGTATTTGAACTAATGTATAATTATTAGTACATTTTAATTGTTTTATTACATCTAAAAGAGCCATATCACTGTTTATTATATTCTAATAAATATGTTATATAATATTTTCTAATATAAATAGGCATGGATAAAATATCACTATATGAAAATCCTTTATTTACTAAAAATAATATTTCAGAAAAAATAATTTTTTTATAATCCATAGAAATAGCGAAAAAATTCCACCCCAAATCCAATATTAATTTGGATATTCTCTCCTGATGGGGTTAATACGTTTCTTTTTAAATCTAATCCTGGTTTATTATCATTTACATATCTTCTAAATTCTTGTGAATCTTTAATTGGTAATTGTTGAATAAATTGATAAATTTTCATAATATCTCTTTCACCATTAACAGATTTAATCATAAATTCTAATTGTTTTGTAATTACAGGTGCAACACCATTACCGTTCCAATTATTTCTTAAATTTTCAATCTCTTCTTCTTGTTTTTTTTCTAAAAATTTGAATGTTATTTTAGTGTTACTTTTGCCCATAACATAATCATATTCATTAAATTCATTAGGTTTTAAATTAAAATCTTTAAATTTCAATTCACTTAAATCTATTATAATTGTAAATTCTTTTCCTGTTTTTGGATCAGTTAAATCTAAATTATATTCTGAACCAAATGCCGTATTTCTTAAAAATATCAATATTGCTTGTCTATCTTCTTCAACAATTTCATCAACATTAATATCTTTATCTAATACTTTTCTTTTGATTAATTCATCTATTACTAAACCATTTGAGATGAGATTTTGTGATGATAATATATTTTCATCATTTGCTGTTAAATAAGCTACTCTAACACTTTTTTTATTATTTTTGTAATATATACCTCTACTAGGTAATTCTACAATGTCATAAGCAATTGAAGGGTCTATTTTAAATTCTTCCATAATATTTTTTTTTAAAAAAATACATAAAATATTTTTTTTTATGAATAGTTAAGCATAAGAAACCATATGGTTATATATAAAAATATATAAACATATGGTTTAAAAATAATTTTAATTTATTTTAATAAACTAGTATACAACGATCCATTCTTAATGTACAACTAATACCTGCTAAATCATCTGAAGAATAACTTAAATCTTTAAAATCTAAACTAGTTAAAAAACAACCTTGTAAAATCCATTTTTCAACTACTACACCAGTTGGGTCTAACATTTCTAATTCAATATCTTTTTTATAACCAGCAGCATAACCCATTCTACCTGTAACACTTTCAGCATGTAATCTAAACCATTCCATCAATGCTTGTGCTGCTGATGGACCTATTGGGTCTCTAAAATCAACTGAAATTTCATCCCAAGTAAATCTTCCTGCAACATATGTTGATGTATTTAAAAATTCAATTTCTTTATTTGCTATTTTTGCTTTAGGTCTTGATGTTGATGCAACATACCATTCATTTATCCCCAAAGATGATGGGAATCTTAAAATAAATCTATTTTTTCTCTTCGGTTCAAAAGGGACCGGCATTTTCATTAATAAATCAGCCATAATTTATAATTTTATAATTTTTATAAATAAATATACATTTATAAAAAAAAAATAAGTTTAATAAAATATTTTTTTTATTATTAAATTTTTCTTATATTTTAATTAAAAAAATTATGGTTTATTTTATTTTAAATAAAGATTCTAATCATGTAAAAATTGGATACTCTAAAAATCCTACATTAAGAATAAAAACATTACAAACAGGTTCTTCAAATAGATTAGAATTAATAGCAATATTGAAAGGTACTATTAAAGAAGAAAAATTTCTTCAAAAAAAATTTAATAAATATCATATAAATAATGAATGGTTTGAGTATAATGAAAATATAAGAGAATTTATAAAATATTTAGATTATAATAATTTGAGTACAGATTATATTTTAACTTTTTTTAAATTAATGAATTTAACTAATATTGAACTATATGAAGTTTTCAAGTTGGGTATCCATTATAAATCTTATTTTGAAAAATATTTATTAGAAAAATATTCAAATTATTTTAATCCTAATGGTATTATTGATGAAAAAAATAAAATTATAAAAGAAATTTTTATCAATAAATTAGATTATCAAAGATTAATTGATGATATAAATTCATATAGAAATGATATTAATGAAATTTTAATAAATAATTCTTGATTTTTAATTTTAAATTTTTTAAATTTGCACTGGACCAGTTACTAGTAGCTTCTAGTAATACTAGAATACTAGAAGCAGCTTAAAAAAATATTATTAAATAATATTGATTTTAAATTTTATTTTTTTTAAATTTGCACTGGACCAGTTACTAGTAGCTTCTAGTAATACTAGAATACTAGAATACTAGAAGCAGCTTAAAAAAAATATTTATTAAATAATATTTATTTTTAATTTTATTTTTATTAAATTTGCACTGGACCAGTTACTAGTAGCTTCTAGTAATAACTAGTAAAAAAAAAGGTCCAGTATATACTGGACCAGTAAGGAAAATTTTAGATTTTTTTTTAAATGTTCTCAAATGAAGCACCTGTTGGTGTAATTATAAATTCAACATCAATAAATTCTAAACTTCTTGTTGGTTTAATATAAACTTTACCTCTCAAAGTATTAGCATCAATATCTTCAGGATCATTTGAAACTGTTACTTTAAATTCATATAAACCTCTTTCTTTCTTAATTGAATCAAGAATAGGATTTACTAATCTTAAAAATTCATTTCTAACAATTTCATCATTTTGTTCAAATAATAATCTTACTCCAACTGCTGAAATTAATTTTCTTGCTCTTAGTAATAATCTTCTTACATTAATTCTATCCAAAGCTGATTCTCTTACTTGAAGAGTTTTATTACCCCAAATAATAGTTCCTGTATCAGAAAAAGTTGCAATAGGGTTAATTCTATTTTTATATAAAACATCTCTTTCATCTAAAGTTAATTTTTTATAAGCTTTAATTGAATTAACTAAACCTCTTGAATAACCAGCTACAGCAAACCAAGGATAAGAAACATTATCTGTCAAAGCAATATTTTTTACTACTTCACCTGTTGGTGGTAAATAAAGTTGAGTAGCGTTATCAGTATCTCTAACTTGAATCCATGGCCAATATGTTGCAGAATAGTTAGTATCTAATGAAACAGTATCCAAATCACCAACTACTGTATCAACACTATCTGACATAGGAGAATTAATTATATACAATGAATCTGCTCTATCATTTTCAATCATATCAATAGATTGATTTACTAATGAACTATGGTCTTTAAAATTAATACCTGGTGTTGCAAAAACATTAATATCAATTGCTTCAGGATTTGCGAAAGTTTGAATACCTTGTAAATAAGCATAATAATCACTATTACCAGAAACAGAATTGAAAACACCATCTGATGTATCAGTTCTACCACTTGTATAAGTTGATTTACCAAATATGTAAGGATCGGTATTTGTTCTTGTTGCTCTATAAATATCCCAACCATCTCTTCCACCAAATACTACAAAAGTAAATTTACGATAGTTAATATCTTCCAAAACACCTTTATTAGTTCCTTCCAAATCATATGAAGTTGTTTTATATGAATATCCTGAAGGTGTTGAACCTGTTATTGTTGAAGCGTTTGTTGATAAGTGAAAACCATAGGTAACACCATTCGCACTATTTCCTTTATATTTTAATAAATCTTTATCAAAACCAAATTGTGAAGAAATACCGAAAGAAACCTTTCTAATTTTGTCTCCACTAGTCGTTATAGGTGTTCCATCAGCTTCATACCCGATCGTGTCACCAGCACCGTAAAATGAGGTTTTATAGACTATTCCTCCCAACGTTGTTCCAGAGAAAGAACTGTTAGTTGTAAAACCTTTAAATCCAGCAGGGAAAGCATCATTAGGATGATTATCTGCCATCGATAACATTATGTATTTAGATCTTAATTCATACTCACCATCTGAAGTACCAATTTTTCTTCCAACATAACCTGTTGAATCGCTATTCATTGTACATCTTGAATATTTTTCAAGTACTACTTGATTTTCATCAGTATCGTTAAAATCACGAACAATTAAATCAAATTCACCATTATCAAGATTAATATTAATAATTGAAATTTTAACTTGTGTATTAGCGTCTTCACCATCTGAAATTGTAATTACTTCAAATAAATCATCAACTTTACCACCACGTACTTCCGAAACAACCATTGGTGAAATAGGTGTATCCCAAGATTGTAAGAAATCATTACCATTTAATTCATAAGCAGGTGTTAAACTTAATCCTATAATACTTCCATCTTCATATCCTTTTTTAACAAAATTTGGATAAGTTTCATGTACATATACAGGAACATCACTATTTACTTTATCATAAACTTTTGTACCTAAAACTTTAGTAATATATTTTGATGATGTAGTATCAAATGAACAAGTAAATTGTTTTGAACCACTTGTTAAACCTGTCACATTAATATTAAATTCACCTAAAGGATTGGTTGTAACATCATTATTTGTTGCGTTTGTTAATGTGAATGAAGTATTTCCTGTTACTTCTAAATTCAATACTTGTGAACTATTATAAAGTCCTCTTGATCTAATTGCAGCTACAGTAACATTATCAAAATCGGTATTCAAAGAAGCTGTATATTTATATCTTGTCACATTAAAACTAGTTCCACTCCATACAAAAAGATATGAATAAACACCTGTCACTGAAGACATAGTTTGTCCTGATTTAACATAAAAAACATTATACCAATCTTTATTACTATTTACCGCTGCTGGTGAAGATAATTGTGTTCCTGATAAGCCATCAATAACATCATCAGCAACATAACCAATTTTAAACCATTTATTATTATCACCAGAAGTAAATCCACTATAATTAGATTCAATATAAGTAGTCAAACTTGTACCATCAACAGCAGTTTTACCTGATAATTCATTAAAAATAACACTACTTTGAGGACTGTTAGGGTCAAAAGTTACACCTGTTGAAGATGGAGTTGCACCTGTATTAACATTAACACCACCAATTGTTTTAACACCAAATGTTTTATAAGGTTTGTATCCTGTTAATCCTAAAACTCTAGTTACAAATAATTGATTTGATTCTTGTAAATATGATTTCGCTACATATGGAAGTTCGTATTTTGGATTTCCATTACCATTAACACCATCTTTTTCAGGGGAAGTACCACCAAAATATGTTTTAAATTCATCGAAATTTGAAATCAAAATAGGTTCAAAAGCAGGTCCTTTTAAAGTTTCACCTACCAAACCTAAAGTAGTAACACCTACACTTTGTGCTACGAAAGTTAAATCTTTCTCTGAAGTATAAACACCTGGAGAAACGAATATTCTATTAGAATTTGCCATCTATAATTATTTTTTAAATTTTTATTTTTATATTATAAATATCTTTAAAAATACGAAAGATTATTTTATAATACATAATTTTGTATAAAATACTAGTTAAAAAATAATTATAGGATTAAAATCCTCATATATGTGGGACACCTTTTTTTTGTAAAAAAATTAGTATTGATATGTGATAATTATATTTGTTCCTACTTGTGGTTCATTTATAAATGTTATCTTTCTCAAATCTGAAATAACATAATCCACATCTTGTACTAAATTTTCACCATTAGTTAATGATAAAATTTTAACTATATCATGATTTAATGTAATATAATTTGTAAAACCATTATAAGTTTGTAATTCAACTGTTGTAGTTAAAGAATTTTCATCTTTTATAAATGTACTATTTTTTTTCTTTTTAAAATAAATTATAGTAATAACATCATTAGTCGTTAATGGTACTACTAAAGTTATTTTAGGTGTATATGTTACATGATAAAAATCAACATCTTTACTTAAAATAATACCATTTTTACTAACACTATGTAATTCACCAATACTTTCACCTATATTAATTGTAGTTTGATTATTAATTCCATTAATATTTAAAGCAAAAATTTCTTCATCATATAAATTTATTTTTTTTGGTTTATTTGGTGTTGTTGATAATTCATTCATTAAAACAAATTTATTTAAAGATGGTTTAACTTCAAATTCATCACTATCCAATAAAACACCTTGTAATAAGAAATTATATGTTTGAATATAGAATCTACGATTTTCTAAATCATTTGGTGTACTATCATTAATACTTTCAAGTAAAATTGGTATATAATGTCCTTTTATTTTTGTATATGATTGTCTTGATGTAAATTTTTGTAAAATAATTCTATTAAAATTATTTAAGTCTTTTATTTTTGTACAAACAATCGTTACATCATATTTTATTTCAACTGGAACAGGCATTGGTATTTTATAAATTTCACTATTCATTTGATTACCATCCCAAGTTTTAACTGTTTTATAAAAAAATGTTCTTCTTTCTGGTATTGTATAAAATTTATTATTTCCAAGTTGAACGTCAGGTTTTCTAATAATAGCTATGAAAGGTATTTTCATGTTATTACTTTCATCCATATTATTCCAATTGTTTGAAATTTCACTCCATCTTTGTATTGTTAATATTTTAGGTATAATAGGTATTTCTTCACCATCAGATGTTATTTTAAAATATTCTTTACAATATTCCAACATTCCTAAATCTAAATCATTATGTAAAATACTATCAGGAAGATTAGTATCTGATTTAATAATCTCATTTAATAATTCTTCTCTTCTACTATTATTATCAATTGATTTAACACCGTAAACCTTTATATTATTTTTTCTTTTAGTTATCATAATTTAGATGTAATTGTGGTATTATAAAATATTTCACCAACACCAATAATATCTGTATACCCTTTTTCTTCAACCATATTAATCATTTTTCTAAGGTGTTGAATAAAAAATGTAATAGGAGCATCAAAATAACCTTTTGGTGTCATAATAAAATCATATTGTTTAAATTTATTCATAAATTCTCTCATTTTTCTTGTTGCAAATTCATCAGCAACATCTTCACAATATTTTAAATGTTTTGCACCTTCTTCTACTGTAATTCTTTTAGTGAAAATTTGATACATTTTTTCTGCACCATATTTTTTATATTGATATTCATGTGCTAATTCATGAAATAAAACAAAAACAAGTTTAGAAAAATCAGATGATCTTATTGATTTTGATGTTAATAATAAATTACTTAAATAAACACCATCATGTAAAGCCAATCCAAGTGCTGGTATATTGAAATCAACAAATTCAATTTTTTGACAATTAGATTTATTTATTACATCTTCAATAAATGGAAATGTTTTTTCCATTACAGGAAAATTTTCTTTTAGAATATCAAAAAAATTTTGATGATTATTACTTTCAATTAAATATTTTTTAAATTTCATATCCCTTTAAATTCATTTTCTAATGCTATTGTACAAACAATTGTTCTATAAAATGGTTTATAACCATTCATAAAATGACCACTATCTGACACTACTTTACCATCATTAACAACAGTATAATATCTTATTTTATCTTCAGTTTCTACATAACCAATAAAATCACCAAAATTTATATCAATATTTAACTCTTCTAAATGTTTAATATAAACAGAAACTGTCATATTACCAGGTTCTAAATACCTTACCATTCCTGATGAATATGAATTATTTTTAGGTGATTCAATTTTTACCAAACCGTAAAATTCAATAGGTGGTAAAAATTTTATTTCATCTTTACCAACTTCACCATAAACATTATCAATATCTGTATTTTGATAATCAACACGGTATAAAACTAATTTTTGTGATATGTCACCATGTAAATACTCTTGACCAATTTTTATATTGAAATCAAAATCATCTTGTGAGTAAAATTTATTTAATCTATTTATTGGTAATTTATTGCTCATGTTAATAAATATAAATATATATTGTTTTTATTAAAAAAAAATATTATTTTTACATTTAAATAGTAAATATATGCAAAAACAAATTCCTGAAATAGAGGCTAGAGAAATATTAAGTGAATACCAAGGTTCTAATAATCAATTATTAGAGTGGAAAGATAAATTTATTACTCAAAAATCATTTTCTTTAACAAGACCACAATCAGAATATGTGTTGAAATATCATAATGTTAAGCCAAAGGTAGCTAAAAAATATGTGAATATTGTTAATTCTTTTGGAGAAAAATTAGCTGAAGATAAAATGTTAAGTAAAATACCTGATAAAATATGGTGTGAAAAATTATTATGTGAATCAGATAAAGCCTATAATTTTTGGGGTAAAATTAATGATAATGAAAAATTAAATAGTTTTTGGATACCTAAAAGTGCTATTTTACAAGAAGAAAAAAAATTAAATAGAGTTATAGATTATAGTAAATACACTGAAAGACCACCATTGGAGCATCAAAAAGTTGCTATTGAAAAATTATTAGCTAATAATAAATTTATTTTAGCTGATGATATGGGATTAGGTAAAATGGAATTATCAACCAATAGAGTATTTACACCTTATGGTAGAAAAAAGATAGGTGATTTAGTTATTGGTGATAAAGTAATTGGTTCAGATGGTAATTCGTATAATGTTACAGGTGTTTTTCCACAAGGTAGAAAAGAAACATATAAAGTTACATTTAGTGATGAATTTAGTGTAATTGTTGGTGGTGAACATTTGTGGCACGTTATGTCACCAAATATGTATAAAAATATCAATGATTATTTTGTTTTTTCTACTGAACAAATGTTAAGTACTGAAAAATTAAGAATGGTTGGGAAAAATGGTAAATTTTATAATTTAGACCCACATTTTAAATATAAGGATGGGAAAAATAAATGGGCAATACCATATGTGAAACCAATTAATTTTGAATTAGATGACATTTTAGATGTTGATCCTTATGAATTTGGTTTTAAGATTTCACAAGGTGATTATCAATATTTAGAAAATAAAACCGAAATAAAAATACCTAATAAATTCAAATATAGTACAGTTGAAAATAGAATATCCTTATTACAAGGATTATTAGATGGTGGTGCTGAATGTGAATTTTCAGAAAGATACAAATTTAAACAAATTGAATTTAAAACAAAATATGAAAATTTATGTGATGATTTAATTGAATTGATTCAAACTTTAGGTGGTATTGCTAGGAAATTAATAATTTCTGATGGGTTTAGGGTTACAATGAAAATACCAAAAACAATTAAACCATTTACGAATGAAAAAAAATTGGATGAATATGTTGAACCTAAAATCACACCAATTAGAAGATATATTAAATCAATAGAAAAACATACTGAAGAAGAATGTGTTTGTATATCTGTTGATTCACCAGATAAATTATATGTTACTGAACATTGTATTATCACACATAATACAACATCAGCAACTATTGCTTCAATTGAAAGTGGTGCAAAAAAAATATTAATTGTTTGTCCTGCTTCATTAAAAATAAATTGGAAGCGTGAAATCATGAACTATACTGATAGACCAATTCATATTGTTGAAGGTCGTAAATGGGCGAGTGACCATGATTATTATATTATCAATTATGATATTTTAAAAAATTTCCATTCAACTGATAATGAAAATGAAAATGATGATTATAAATTACTAATCAATGAAAAATTTGATTTAGCTATTGTTGATGAAGCACATTATATTTCAAATAGTGAATCAAATAGATCTAAATTATTAACAGATGTTTTATCGAAAATATCTAAAGTTTGGTTATTAACTGGTACACCATTAACATCAAGACCAATAAATTATTATAATCTTTTAAAAATTATTGAATCACCATTATCATATAATTGGCAATATTATGTAAAAAGATATTGTGCAGGTTATCAATTTAGAGTTGGTAATAGAAAAATTTGGAATATCAATGGTGCTAGTAATTTAGATGAATTACGTGAAAAAACAAAAAATAATATATTAAGAAGATTAAAAACTGATATATTAGATTTACCTGAAAAAATTGTTACACCAATTTTCTTAGAATTAAATAGTAAAATGTATGATGAGGAATTGGAAGATTTTATGAAAATCACTAATGATAAAAAAGAAAATGAAACAATTACAGTTACATTAAATAGATTGATGAGGATTAGGCAATTGATTGCTTATGAAAAAATACCATATACATGTGAATTAATTGATAAATTTATTGAACAAGGTAAGAAAGTAGTTGTTTTGACAAATTTCACTTTATCTTTAGATACGATACATGAAAAATATAAAAAAAATTCAGTCATTTTAAATGGGTCAATGTCTAAAGAAAAAAAACAAGAATCTGTTGATAAGTTTCAAAATGATGATAAAATAAAAGTTTTTATAGGTAATATTAAAGCTGCAGGTGTCGGTATCACATTAACAGCTGGTGAGGTTGTGATAATGAATGATTTATCATTTGTACCTGCTGACCACGCACAAGGTGAAGATAGATGTTTATTTAAAAATCAAGATATTTTAACTGATAAAGGTTATAAAAAAATAAGCCAAATAAAAGTTGGTGATTATCTTTATACACATAATGGTAATTTCAAACGTGTTACCGATGTTATGAGAAAATTAAATAGAGGTAAAAATAAAGTTGAATTGAAAATTATCGGTTCAAAAAAACTTATATCTGTAACTGATGACCACAAAATTTATATCTATGATAAAACAGATAAAGAATTTAAATGGATTGAAAGTGGTAAAATAAATATAGATAATCATTTTTTAACTTTTAAAACAAATAAAATTAATAATAAAATAAATGAAAATTTAAATGTTGTTTTTAAAAGTGGTTTGGAAAAAAATTTCGTTATCACCAATGAGTTACTGTATTCGTTAGGTTATTTCTTATCAAATGGTTGGATAGATGGTGAAAAAAAATCTATTAACATTGATTTAAATTTAGGTAAAATAAAATCTTATAATAGTGAAAGAAATTTAATTACGTTGTTTAAAAAACTATTTGAAATTAAAAATACTTTTGAAACTAAAGTAAGTAACAATATAATTCGTAATTCATTTGTATCTGAAGATTTATATTATTTATTTTATGATTGGTTTGGTGAAAAAGATTATGAATTAAAAATACCATCATGGATTCTTGAATTACATATTGAACAAATAAAATGGTTTTTAAAAGGTTTTGAACAAAATGGATTTATTCAAGATAAGAAAAAATCAATTATCAAATCAAGATCATCTTTATTAATTTCACAATTTTTGATGTTATATAGTTCTTTAGGTGAAGGTGTTATTTATAAAAGATTGAGTGACGTGAATTATGTTTTAGAAATAGAAAATTATAAAAATTTCAGAAATAAATATTATAGACACCATAAAGGTTATATACTTTATCCAATTGAAAGTTTTAGTATTAAAAAGACAAATAATAAAAAAGAACATTTATTTGACTTTACTGTTGAAGATGACCACTCTTTTGTGGTAAACAATATCAATGTTCATAATTGTTATAGATATGGACAAAAAAATAATGTTTTGATTTACTATCCTGTATTTGAAAATACAATAGAAAAAATAGTCTATAACATTCTTCAAAAAAAGAAAAATATTATAGACCAAGTTATGGGTGATGGAGATTTTTCTGAATCGTTTAGCAAAGAATTAATTCAACAAATTCTTTAAATTTTCAAACTTTTCATTGAAAATTTCATATAAATTTTGGTCATCAGATTTAGATATATTAATTTTAATAGTTTTATTTTCTGATGACCAAATTATATCATTCTCTTTTGTTTCCAAATTCATTTCAAATAAAATTTTTTTATTGTTACAATAAAAAAGTATATCTCTCAATAAATTTTTTAATTTATTTTCTTCTTTGATTTCTTTATTCATATTTAATTCTTCTTTATAATGTTTTAATTTGCCATATGTTTCTATATATTCACTATTATTTTTTAAAATAACAATATTTAAATCATCATTTTTTAAATTTATAAAACAAAAATAATCGACATCATATTTTAAATCATTAACTGAACTCTCAACATAATAAGAATTTTTGTATTTAGTGATAATACCTGTTTTTAATTGAAATGAGAACTCTTTACCACATGAGGTATATATTGTCATATCTTTTCCTTTAAAGTCATTCAAATCACCTCTTTCCATGGAATAATCTATATGTTTTATTTCATATTCAGGGAACAATCTTTTTATGTTATTTAAAGCGATAAAAGTAGATATTTGACCATATGACCATGACTTATTACATTTAAGATTTAATTCGTAATAATAATCATTTGAATTGTTTAATGTAAATATATTATCCCAATTTTTATCAACAAAATCAATTAATTTTTTTACATCATTCTTATAATTGTAATCATCATAAAAATTTAATTTTTCATTATTTTCTTTTTCATATATATTACATAAATAAGAAATACATATTGGATTAGTATTAACAGTATTTATCCAACTCCATTCTCCATTTTCAACTACACCATGTATCCCATTTTTATGTAAATTCCATGTGCCGTTTCTAATTGAATTTTCTTTTAAAATTTTTCTAAATAAATTTAGGAAGAAAATTTTTTTCTCTTTTTGTGAAAAGAAAAAATACATATCTGTATAATTCATAATTTGTTTATTTAAACAAAAATAAATAAAAAAATTGAATATTTATATACATGGGAACAAATATTATTACACAAACAGAAAAAGAAAAATTATATACACAAGTTTTACATCTTTTGGGTGTACCTGTTAGAAGTGTCGAATTAACTGAAGAACAGATGGATACTTTTTTAGAACTTGCAGTATCAGAATATGAACAATATGTAAACGATTGGTTGATAGAATCACAATGGTCATCGTTAATTGGTATTAATGTTGATACGGCTTCATTAACAAGAGCATTCACAACAAGAAGTTTAGATTATGAAACACAATTCACACACGCCTATTCAAAAATAGTCGGTTTACAAGCTGGTGGTGATAGTGAACTAAAAAAAGATTATTTTACTGTTTCAGGTGGTACACAAACATATGTAATTCCTGCTGGTCGTGAAATAAACGAGTTACTATGGTTTACTAGAGCTGAATTAACAGATTCTGTGATTGACCCTTTCTTAGGTGGTTTTGGTGGTATTGGTGGTGTAGGATTTGGTGGTATTGGTGGTTTTGGTCAAATCGGAACTGCTGGTTCTTATTTTATGATGCCTGCTTTTGATTTGTTATTGAGAATGCAAGATAGAAGTATTAAAAATAGATTAATTGGTGGTGATTTAACTTATAGAATTACTGCAGGACCTAATGGTACTAAACTTGTTCATTTATATAATGTTCCTGGTGGTAGATTTGATTTCGGTTCAACAACATCAAATAATTACCAAGTTTGGTATTGGTATTATGATACAACAAATAGTGGTAGAGATGAATGTTTGGAAAAAAATAAAGATATTATTAAATTACCTTCGGATGTAGAAACTGAATCATTATTATGGTCAGACTTAAATAAACCAGCACAAAATTGGGTTAGAAAATATTTTATAGCTTATTGTAAAGAAGGTCTTGGTAGAGTATGGGGTAAATTTAGTGGTGATATGAAAATACCTGATGGTGATTTAAAATTAGATTATAATTCACTTTTAACTGAAGGTAAAGATGAAAAAAGTAAATTAGTAGAAGAACTAATGGCAAGATTAGAAAGACTCCGACCTGAAAAAATTCTTGAAAGAAAAGGTTCAGAATCGGAGAATCTTAATAAATCATTGAAATTTAGAGCAATACCTACACCTATATCAACATTCTAAAGTTCTAATTTATAGATGGAATAATCATCTTCGTTTATTTCATCTATAATTTCATCTTCATTATCTTTAATAAGACTTTTATTATCCTCTAATAATTTTTTATTTAATTTAATCCATTTTTCATCTACATGATTGATACTATCATCAAAGTAAATAAAGAATGGGTCTTTTTTTATTTTATTCCAAAAATTTATTTCACCTTCAGACATAGTTAAAATTTCTTCTAAACTATCTTGTCCGTTTTCTTTTAATGGATAACCATTCACTAATTCACATTGTAATTTAGTAAAATAAGGTCTATCTTTAGGGTCTTCAATAATTATATCATTTCTTATTTCAGGATTGAATACACATAATAAAGGTTCAATTCTTTTATTAAAATTAGCCATATATCTTGCAACATTATAATCACCTTTTAAATCAGGATTATTTAATATTTCCTTTTCATCGATCATATAACAACTAATTTTTAAAGGTCCTCTTTCTTTTGGATAAGGTTTACCATTATTTAATTCGTATTCTTTTAATTCTTTTGCTGTTAAATTTGGTTTTAAATATGTTATTTGTACATCACCATCACCTTTTTTCTGACCATTATTAACATAATAAATGGTGTCACCTAAATTGGCTGGATAATTATTTAACAATATTAATTCCATATGTGCCTGTCTTGACATTAAATTACCTGCTTTTGTATATTTTTGAGTATAATTTTTATACTCATTAATAGACATTTTAACTCTTGACTTATTAGCAATTTTTGATAATGGAATGTCTTTATTAAAAATCTTTTCCACATAACTATAATAAAGTTCAATAAATGAAAACCCATCACCATCTAATAAATATTTTAAACCTTCATCCAAAAATTCAACAATATATTGTGGTAATTTTTTGGACTTGATAGTATTACCTGTTAATTTAATCTTCTCTTTACCTTTCTTTAATATTTTAATGATATAATTTTTTCTTGATACATTAATACATGATGGTGCAAAATAATCAATATCTAATCCCATTTCATTTCTCATAAAAATATCATTAAACTCTGCAACATCAGACTCAACACCTGTATATTCTTTATCTTTTTTTACTAAATCATTTTTACCTAAACCGATATATTTTTTGTTTTCTATATTTTCAGGTATAGTGAAGTTCACACCATCAGTATCTAATACAAGTGGTTGATAACCTTTTTTCATGAAAAACATAATCATCATTCGTAAAAATTGTCTTCCAATACAAGTAATAGATTCACCTGAATTCATTTCACCCCATGGGAAAACTTGTGGTGCAGATAATGAACCGAAATAAGCGTTAATAAAAATTTTAATTGGTAATTGCTTTCTATCAAACATTTCAGAAAGAATCGGATCTGATTCTTTATAAACACCTGTAAGATTTTTATATTCAATACGAATATTTCTGAAATACTTTAACATAGATTTTTGTACACCCATAACATCACAATCAGGAAATATATCATATACTAATTGTATTGATGGATATAATGAACTGTAGTCAAATTTAACTATGTTTTTTGAAAACCCTACTTTTATTAAACGTGACAATCCACCTGTGAATGGTCTTTTATCATCTTTAGATGGTATAGCTAAATTATTTTCATATGACCATGATAACATGATAATCTTCCATAAAGTAGCTGTACCCATGGTAGATATTCTTTCATATGTTGTCGGTACTAATTTTGATAATAAAAATGTCGATTGACTAAATGAATCATCAACAATTAATGTTTCATAAAGGTCATCGTCCAAATATTGTTCAACTATTTTTTTACCTGTCCAAATTTCGTATCTATTTGGGTATTTTGTTAATAAATTTTCAGTACCTGGTTCTCCAATTTTTTTATATTTACCTGTTTTAGGATTCATATAATATGATTCATTATCCAAATAAATTTTAGAAATTGATTTTCCTTCCACATAAACACGATTAGGTTTTTCTTTTTCAATAAATTTTGTTATATATTTTAATGACCAAGACTTTATTTCTGAATTAATCGCTTGTGTTCGTCTAACTGAATGTGAAATATCAATGATATTAAATCCCCATATAATATGTTGATTATAATCTTCAACTTCACTAGCTAATTTTAAAATACCTTTTTTTTCCTTAATACCAACATTATTTAATATTGATGTTAATTCTTTAATGTTAATACCTAAAATTTGTGCTCTTTTTAAAATAAATGGAAAGTCAAAAGAAGCTGAATTGTATCCCCCGATTATTGTAGGGTTTAATTCTTTAATCACATTAAAAAATTTGATAATACAATCTTTTTCACCATCTTCACCTAAAGCGTAAAATGTTTCTTGATAACCTCTATTATCTTTTACACCTATTAATATGATTTTATTATTTTCAGGTTCTAAACCTGTTGTTTCAATGTCAAATACAAATCTATGTATATCTGAATAATTTTCAATACCTTTAAATAATCGTTTCTTTTTTTGTATTAAAAATTGTTCTGATGGTGATAAAATTATAAAATTATTTTTATATTTTTCATCCCAAGGATTTATACCTCCACTCCTAAAAAAATTGATTAAATCAGTATATGTTTTCATTGATTTAACCATATACTTCATACCATTTTCTAATCTTTCATTATTATGTGTATCTAATTTTTCAATTACGATACCATAATGACCCATCATTTCTCTTTGCTTAGTTTTTGAATTTTTATAAAAATTCAAATTATTCAAATTACTTACCCATAAAAATGGTGTAAATGAATCCCTCTTAATTACTTTTCCTTTAACTGGATCTTGTATGATTTTATATATATTATTGCTTGCGTAGTCATACTCAATACCAACAATATACTTTTCATCATCTGAACCATAAAGAAATCTCTCAATTACTTCTTGCGATATTACTTCTTTATTCATAAATTTATTATATTTTGACACATTTTACTCACAATATTGTGATTAGTCTTTGAGTTACAAATATAATAATTTATTATTAACTTGTAATTACATAATAAAAAAAATGTTTTTTAATCGAATTTTCGTTTTTTCATATATAAATTGTATAATTCTCTATATTCCAAAATTTCATCATTTTTTAAATAATATAATTGTTCTTCTTTAATTATTCCACCATCATTAATAAATTTTTTTAAGTTTTCAACTGATAAATAAGTATAATCATTTATAGGGATTTTATTTTTAATGTGAAAAAAATAAATAATATCATAATTATTTAAAAATAATTTTTTTAAATCTTCATTACTATAAATAATTTTTATATATCTTTCCACATTACTAAAATAATTATTATCATATAAATCATATAAATCATTAATATATTCACTAATAGTAGTTGTTTGAAAAAACATATCATATAAATATTCACTTAGATAATCATCAAAACCATATATAGATGATATATTTTTAAATAATTTTTCTGAACAAATATTTTTATACTTATTAAAAATATATTTATCATTATGAATTCCATCTAAAATATCATTTGGGATTTCTGAATTATCATCTATCATTAATTTTATGTAATTTATTATTTGTGTATCTGATAAATTATAAAAAATATCAATATCAATATCTATTCCATATTCTTCTATTAAATAATTAATAACATATTCATCAGTATTAAAAATTATATAAAATAAAAAATTTTTACCTAAAAGTTCGTTTAATTTTAAAATATTAGTTTTATTTAAATTATATATTACATTTGATAATACACTTTTAAAATTTGATTTTGTTTGGTCAATATTTTTACGTATCATAATGTCTTTAGTGTATTTTTCAAAAAATTTAATAAAATTATCATAAAAAATTGAATCATCTAATATAATACCTGTTTTAAAAAATGTTACACCTACCATCCTTTCATAATTTTTAAACTCCTCAACGTATTTAGGATGTTCATTAAACTCCAAGTATTCTTTTTGTTTATATGTTAATTCATTACCTTGATTTATGTATGAATGAATTATTTTTAATGGTGTATGATTTATAAACATTTCATCAGTTAAATAATTTTTACTTATATAAATTAATTTATCTTTAATTGATAATTCACTATACTCTTTATCACTTAATTTTGTAATGAATTTTTTTTCATCTGAAGTTAATTTTTTATGTGTAAAAATATTTTTATAGTCATTTATATCAGGGAATATATTAATTATTTCATCCCAAGTCATAGTAATGTCACCATCATTTTTAGCACTAGTTACTATATACTTTCCATTCTTTAATACTTGAATAACAAAAAAACAATATTTTAAACTTTTTTCTAAAAATTTAAATGAAAATGTTCTTTTAACAATATCACTATTTAACAAATCTACATTTTTCACAAAATAAAATGTTGTTTCTTCTTCACTTAATCTATAATAGTAATATTCATTTCCTTCATTCATAAAAACACACCATCTCACATCAAAACCACCTTTTATTTCTACACACCCTTTTGGTGTATTCGCTCTTTGAATAACTATTTTATCATTTTCTATTAATGTTTCAGAATCTATTAAATTAGCATCAAAATCATTTTTATTATAATTTTGTCTATCAATATAGTCAATAAATAATTTTAATTTTTCAAAATCTTTAAAATTATCAATATTATTTCTTAAATTAGAATCCATAATATTATCGAGATAATTGTTTTTCAATTTAAAATTTATATTATTACTATTTTTATATTTCTGATATAAATTTGTATATTTTTCAATTTCTTCATTATTAATACCATCGTTACGGTATTTTTTTTTCATATCAGATAAACTTTCATTTAAAAAAATATTTATGATATTTTTAAATTGTTTTTCTTTTAATAATATTTTCATTTTATATTGTAAAATCAGGATATGATTTATTTTTATTAAATTTATTTTTATTAATTGTTTCGTTTCTGTTTAAAATATCTGATTTAGAACCCACTACGCCATCATTATCACCTTTACCTTTTTCATCACCATTTGATATTGCGTTTGGATTATTACTATTATATTCGTTTTTATTTGTATAAATATTTTTAGATAAAAGTTCTTTTCTTGCAGCAATATCTGATTTAGAACCAACAGCACCATTATAATCACCTTTACCTTTTTCATCATTATTAGATAAAGCGTTTGGATTATTACTATTATATTCATTATTTTTTGTATAAATATTTTTATTAATAGTGTTAATTCTAGTGTTTATATCTGTTTTACTACCTATTGTCCCATTATTATCACCTTTACCTTTATCATCGCCATTTGATAAAGCGTTTTTATGATTTGAACTATAAAAATTTTGTTGATTATATGTGTTTTTAGTAATAACTTCATTTCTTAATTTTTCTGAAATCAATTCTAATTGTGTTTTATTTTCCATATTAATAACTTATTAATTTTTTAATTTTATTTATTTCTTCAAAAATACCATTACTAATTAAACCAGAAACTGAAGTTTTTTCTGAATTACTTTTTATTAAATTTGTTGGTATTTTAAAATTAGTTTTTTTATTATGTTTTTTCAAATATGAATTATTTCTTTCTATACCACTAATTTCATCGCTATTTTTTCTTGATTTCTTTCTACTTGATACAATATCTCTTTCACCTTGTAAAAATTGTTGTGACCAAATTAACATAGAATCACCACCAGCTAAATTATATTTGACATTATCTTTTATTTTATCCATATTTTTTAATTCATGAATAATTTTTTTTAATTGTCCATAATTTACTTTTTTATCATTTAGTAATTTTTTAGCACGTTTTACACCATAAACATACTTACCATTTAATTTTTGTAATGAAAAATTAATTGTGTTTAATATATTTAAAGGAATATCGTAAACATTATCTTTTAAATTTTTATTCATCTTTATTTAATAGTTTTAATATTTGGTCTTTTTTCAAACCATGTGTTTTAATACTTTTCTTTAATGAATTTATTTGTTTTAAAATAATAGGATTTATTTCCTCATCTTCAACATTATCTTTTTCAAGAATATCATTACTCTTATATTTATTCGTTATAAGTTCATCAATATATTCCTCAATAAATTTTTTAGGATTTTCAATCATAATGATTTTATCTTTAGGTAATTTTTTATTATAACCTAAATTTTTCATTTTTTCTAATGCTTGTTCTTTATCTAAACCTAATTTTTTTGTGAAATATTTGTACGCTTTATCAAATGATAAATCTTTTTCTATGGTTTCTTCAGCACCTAAATTTTGACCCAATTCAACTTCTAAAATCTCACCCCATCTTCTGGTATAATTTTGAACACCGAACTTACCATAAACACTACCAGCACCTGTTGCTTTAATAACATCATCAGTTGTTTTCTTTTGTGTGACATTTTTAGTATTGAAATTTAATGGTTTTTTTTCTGTTTGAACTACACCTAATTCATCTACTATTTCATCAACATCTTTTTTATTGTCTGGTAATTTTTTAAAATCAGTTTTAGATGAAAATTCTTTAGCCCATTTACCCCATTTATTTCTTTCTTTTTTAGGTAAATTTTTGTCATTTGCTTTTGCGTAGAAATATTTTTGTTGAGATTTTGATTTAAACTCTTCTTCTATAATGTTTTTTATAAAATTATTCATATTTTATTCTTTTTTAATAAATATCAAATTAATTAAAAGATATTTATTAATAATATGAATACTCAAAATATTTTAAAGTTTTACGGCTTTATTTTAGACGTAAAATTAGATAGTTCTGAATACTATGATTTTGAATTAACTACTGATAATGATTATGACCATAGTGTTTTAGATTTCACTAGTGGTGGTACAAAAACATATGATAAATTAGTTTTTGATTCATCTTGTTTAACTAATATTAATTTACCGATAACTATCGAAATTAATTCTGGTTATACTGAAGATAATTGTAATTTTTTAATAAATGATAGAGTAGAGAAAGGATGGACTTTAGATTTGATTTTTGATAAAACAAATATTAATTGGTCTGATGGTAAAACATTTTATTATTTAGGTATTAGTGGTGAAACTGACCCATCAAATTATTTAGACAATAATTTATCTTTTTCTTTTTCAAATGATGGAAAAATTATATGGGAATCATATCATGTTTCAGGTACTTGTACAAATACAGGTTATACTATTACAAATTATATTAGTTCTGGTATAACATCAACATTAAATGTTGGTGATGTTTTTAATATGACAATTACATTTGAAAGATATAAAGAATTAAATTTATGTGATTTATCTAATCGTGGAGGTTTAAATGATTTAATTACAGGATATACTGTAACTAATATACCCGATGTTATTACTGGTGCTACTGAAAATATTGAAATGGTTGAAACATTAAATACAAAATGGTATAAAAGTAGAGAGGATAGATTGGGTATATTAAAAATTTATATTAATGGTAAAAAGATTTATCAAATAAATGATTGGGAAGAAATTATACCATCACAAAGAAATTCAACAAATAAATTAATACAGAAATATGGTGGTGGTACTATTAATTCAGGAAATATACATAGTGGTGACACATTGTTCAATATTACAAGAATTAAATATTTTGAAGAATCACTAAATTCTGTAAATATTTATCATCATTATATGACAACAACAAAAAATTTAATTGATGATATTACAGTTCAATGTGAAAATACAATTACACCTTATTCAACATTAGGCTTAATAACAGAAAATAAAGATATTTTATTGACTGAAAATAATGATATAATTATATATTAAATAAAATTAAAATGGGAACAAAAAAAATAACACAATTATCAAGTTCATTAACACCACCATTATCAGGTGTAACTGTAATTGTTCATGATAGTATAACTTATAAAACACCTTTATCAACATTAAGACAAGTTTTAGTTGATAGTGGATCACACGCTTACAGTGGAAGTCAAACAATCAATGGTAATTTAAATGTAACTGGTAGTTTAAATATTTATGGTGATATTCAAACAACAGGTACAACTACTTTGAAAAAAGTAATGATTGGTAGTGGTTCTTTTGATGATTTACCGAACCAAGAAATTATACATGTTCAAAATTCTGGTAGTAATTTAATTGGTAAATTTATTGGTAATAGTCAATTTTATACACAATTACATGTACAAAATATAAATGATGGAAACAGTGCAAGTTCAGATATTGTAATTAGTTCTGATAATGGTACAGATTTTTTACATTTTATTGATTTAGGTATTAATTCATCAAATTATCAAGCTGGTTTTGTTGGTGAAGAAAATGATGCTTATTTAATAAATGTTGGAAAAGATTTATATATCGGTACTATTGGTAATCCACCGACACATTATAGTAAACTTAAATTATTCGGAATGGGTAATTGGAGAAATCCTGAAATGACAATTGATAATACAACAGGTAAACATTTAATTTCTTTCAATACTGGTTCTGTAACTTCAGGTTATACATATGAATTTAGTGGTAGTATGAAAATTAATCATGATGTGAAAATCAATGGTGCGGTAACTATTGACAATATTTTAACATTAACACCTTTGGATACATTACCAAGTAATCCACCTATTGGATCAATTGCAAGTTCAGGTTCAGTTGGACAATGTAAACCTTATTTTTGGGATGGTTCATCTTGGACTTCATTAATATAAAAAAACTATGGAATTCTTTATTAGACAAAATTCAACAGAACCATCATTAAAATTAAGATTAATTGATGATGGCAAAAATGATAAATCATCATTTAATGATTTATTAGAAACCTCAACAATAACATTTGAAATGTTTGATGTCAAAACAAATGAATATGTTATAATTGATAGTCCTTGCTTATTAACAACAAGAACAAAAAAATATAATCAAACAACTGATGAATATTATATTTTACATAAATTTAATTCAACACATACAATTAATAAAGGTAGATTTGAAGGTAAAGTTACTATAACATTTGAAAATAATGATATTTTAATTGTACCAATTAAAGAAAAACTTTATATAAATATTATATAAAATGAAAATAAAATTAACAGAAAAACAAATAAGATTAATTATTCAAGAATCTATTGGTTATAAATATGTTAAACGATATTTAGAACCTAATAGAAACGATGAAATTGAAAATAGATTAAAAAATATTTTTGAAACATTAAAAACAAATCCTGAATATATTGATTCTAATAGAAATGGTGATAGATTATATTTTAAATTTATTGAATCAGTTTATTTAATAGTAGAGAATATTATTGATAAAATTAATAAAATATCAGATGAAAATTATAAACTAACACCTGATTTATTTAAATCGAATCTTATTGAAGTATCATATAAAACAAAATTAAATCAAGATAAAATTCAAAATTTTTCACTTATTAAAATTTTATCAAAATTTGTTAATAAAATTGATGAATTCAACGAAAATGATTTTAATAATTTAAAAATAAAATTAGATAAATTTTTTGATATTAGTAGAAAAACTGACCAAGATTTAATAACATCAAATTTATATGTGGTCATTTCTAAAGCAAAATATGATTTAGCTGCTATGTCAGGAAATAGAAATTGGAAAAGTTGTATGACAATCCCCACTAAAGAAAATAATGATTTCAATGGTGGAAATTGTCGTTTTATTTTGAAAGATATAAAACAAGGAACGTTGATTGCTTATATAATAAAGAGTGATGATAAAAATATAAATAATCCGATTAGTAGAATGTTAATAAAACCTCATTTTTCAAAAAATGGTGATGTTTTATATAAACCAGAAGATAAAATTTATGGTACATATGATAAAGATATATTATATCCATATCTTACGGAAATATTAACAAAAGTTAATGAAAATAGTAAAGATGGGTTTTATACTAAAGATTCCGAACTTTATGATGATGATTTAGTAACAAAAATTTTTGTGAATAAAAATTTAGTTAAATCATTAAAACAATACGGTTATAATAAAGAATTTATAACTGATGGTCAAATTGAAAAATTTTTAATCAAAAATAGTAATAATAATAATTTTTTTAAAATATTAGAAATATTAGATAATTTCAATTTAGAAGAGTATTATTTGGAAATTTATGATCGTATAAATTTATATAAAAAATTAAATACTTACAAAACTTATATTGATAAATCACAATATAGTATTAAAAATTTAAAATTATTAAAAGTAAATAATTTTAAAAAATTTGAAAAATATTTATTAAATATGTTAGATATTGATAATTTTATTGAATATTTTTTGGATGAAAATTTAATAACATATAAAGATAAATTTCAAACAGAAATTACAAGATTTTTGTATAATAATGAAAAATATTTAAAATTATTGATTGATAATAAAGATTATTTTTGCGGTCAAGAATTTAAAACAAAAATAAATTTAATTTATGCCATAACAGTTATGTTTAATATGGATTTAACTGATAATTTTTTAATAGATTATTTTATCGAAAACGATTGTTTAAGTGATTATGATATTGATGAAACAATTTTTAATTTATTAAATAATTTTAAATTTTTTAATTATATAATTAATAAACCCGATTTCACTAAAAAATTAAAAGAATATGGTTATGAAAATTTCATTAAAATGACATATAATAATAATAGAAAATTTAAAAATCATATATTTGAAAAAATTAAAAATAAATTAAGTACTGAAGAATATAACGAATTTTTTAATAAAATTGACAAAGTTGAAAAAAATTATATTGATACAGATAAATTATTACATAAATTTATGAATAGATAATATGAAAATAAAATTAACAGAAAAACAAATACGTTTAATAATTCAAGAAGCGTTTGTACCTAAAGAAGATGTTAAAAATTTTTTAAAATTAGACAATGAAAAAGATTTTTTAGTTAGAAGACCTAATGAAATAAAAAAATCTTTAAACAATATATTTGACAAATTAAGAGAAAAAAGTATTCCTGAACTTAATAATGATCCTGATAGATTATATTTTAGATTTTCAGAAGATGACGTTTTAAATATATTATTGAATAGAATAAAAAAAATATTAATTAAAATTAATGATTATAATCAAAAAAATAAAATTAATATTGAATATTATATTGATTATAATTTATTTAAAGACAATCAATTAGAACAAATCAACAAAGATGAGATTGGTAAATTTGTTATGAAAGATGGTCAATATGCTTTAGATTCTGAAGGAAATAAAAGACAAGTAAAATATAAATATCCTAAGAAAATAATAAACATATTAGAAATGTATGTTAATAAAATTTCTAATTTTAATGAGAAAAAATTTTCCGATTTAAGAGATAAATTAAGTGTTTATTTTGGTAATACTAAAAATTTAAAAATTGAGAACCAAAATTTAATTGTTCTATCAAAAAAACCATACGATATTGTAGGTATGTCATCTTGTAAAGATTGGACTAGTTGTATGAACATTTATGATGGTATCCATAAAGAAAAAGTTAAAGATGATATTCGTGAAGGTACAATAGTGGCTTATTTAATTAAACCTGATGATTTAGAAATAGAAAATCCAATAAGTAGATCTTCAATAAAACCATTTATTTCACAAAATGACTCAAATGATATAATGTATAAAACTGAAGAAAAAGTTTATGGTCAAAAATTTAGTATAGATAAATATTTAAATAATTTTATATTACCGTTAATAAATCAAAATAAAATAAATTACCCTTATATTAAAAATTCAAAACTATATAATGATGATAGTAAAAGTGTAATAAATGAACCAATTTATGATTCATATAATAGTTATGATGTTATACATATTTTAAATAAAAATTTAAATAGTGATAAATTTTATGAAATTTTAGAAGAATTTGATGATTCAGAAATAGAATATTTAAATTTATATTTATTTGACCATATTGACATTTATAGGAAAATTAACACTTTTGAACCATATATAGAAAATTCAATTTATAGTATAAAAAATTTACAAATATTAAAAGAAAATAATTTTAATAAATTTCAATATTTTTTAGATCAATTAAAAAGAGAAAGATATTTCTTTAAAATTGTAGATTATTATGTTGAAGAAAATTTAATAAAATACAATGATATGTATGAAGATTATATAATAATATATTTACTTAATTCTTCTAATTTTTTAAAAAGTGTTTTTGAAAATAATTATTATATTCAAATTCTTAAAAATTTTAAAAATAAAAAATCGGATGATTTATTTTTATCAATGAATATTATAGTTAATTATTATAATAAAATTAAAGGTTTTGATATTAGTAATACTGATATTTTCAGTGAATTAATTAATGAAAACTTATTAGATTATTATATATACAAAAATAATACTATTTCATGGTTGAGTAATTTTGATTTTAAAAAATTCTTTGTAAATAATAAATTTTCATTAAATTATCTAAAAGATTACCAAATAGAAAAAATATATAATAATTTAAATGGTCTTGAAAAGGCTTTCTTCAAAAGTAAAATAATAAATTTAAAAAACAATCAATAAAAATGAACAATTTAAATAACTTAATAAGAAATAATATTAGAAAAGAACTTTTATTATTAAAAGAACAAGAATCAAAAAATTATATGTTCTTTAAAAATATTGAACAAATAAAAGAACAATGTGAAAATATATTAAAAATGAATCAAAATGAAATTGATAATATATTATTAAATGGTCATGATTGGGCAGATGACCATATTACTGTCGCTAAAGAAAAAATTGATGATGTATTTGATTTTTTAAAAGGTGAAATGAGAACAAATATTCAAGAAATCCAAGTAATGGATGAAGCAAAACATAAACCAACTAATCCTAAGTTATGGAGTCAATGTCTATCATGGGCAAGAAGTAGATATAAAGTTTGTCCATCAGCTTATTGTAATGGTGCTGCTGCTAAAAGATATAAACAAAAAGGAGGAAAATGGAAAACCGAAAAATAAAAAAAGAACTACCATTTGAAGAAAATTTTCTAAATGGTTTTTATGAAAGGACATTTTCAAAGGATTTAAGTGAAAATGAATTAAAATGGCATTGGGATGAAGAAGATAGATATGTAATATGTGAAAATAATACAGATTGGAAATTTCAATTCGATAATCAATTACCAATTGAAATAAAAAGAAATGAACCAATATTTATTAAAAAAGGTGAATATCATAGAATTATTAAAGGTAATAACGATTTAAAATTAAAAATAAAAAAAATTAAATGAAAATATTAGTTAATGAAGAGGATTTAATTTTAATTGAAGAATTAATTTCTGAAGGAAAAATCTTAAAAGAAGATTTAAAAAGATGGTTTAAAGAAAAATGGGTAGATGTTTCAAAAAAAGTAAATGGAAAACATCCACCATGTGGAAGACAAGATACAAGTAAAGGTGGTTATCCTAAATGTCGACCATTGAAAAAAGTTTCTAAAGAAACACCTAAATTGGCAAATTCTTATGATAAAAAAGAAAAAGAAAAATTAGTAAATAAAAAACGAAGAGCAGAAAAGAAAAATCCTAAAATAGGAAAAGGAAATAAACCAACATTTACTGGAGATATAAAAGAGAACGAAATCAATGAAAGTCAAGTTATTAGTCTTAACATGGAAAAGCGTACAATTAATGAGAACAATACTAACATATTGTATTTAAATGAAAATAAAATAAGTGATGGTATTAAATATCATGTTAATAACAATTTACCTTTAACTGAAAATGTTTTTAGAATTTATTCAAAAGAATATTTTAATCTTTTAAATGAATCAAGAAAACTATATACTAAAGGTGTTTTAAATTTAACAAATGATGATATTGAATTATTAAAAACTGACATAGGTAAAAAAGGAATTTATGAAGGTAAAGAAGTTTATTTAGACATTCCTTTTATTGATGAAGATGATTTTTTAACCGAAGCTAAACATCATGGTAAAAACGTTCATTTAAATAGACCATTCAGAACACCAGGTGGACCTAAAAAATTCGCTGTTTATGTAAAAACACCAAAAGGGACAATTAAAAAAGTAACATTTGGTGATCCTAACTTAAAAGTAAGAAATAATAATCCTAAAGCTGCAAAATCATTTAGAGCAAGACATAAATGTGATCAGAAAAAAGATAGAACTAAAGCTGGTTATTGGTCATGTAATGTTTCTAGGTATCGTAAAAGTTTGGGAATAAAAAGTAGTAGACCTTGGTAAAAAATGAAAAAAATATTTTTAAGTGAACAAAATTACAGAAAAACCGCTAAAACAAATAAAATAGAAAAAGCTATTACTAATAGACATCCTGTTTCATTTTTTTATAGAGGTTTAGAAGCTAAAACAGGTGTAAGAATTAAAGCTGAAATAGTTGCTTTAGGTTTAAGTAAAAGAAATAATTTAATTGTAAGAGCATATATACAATATCCATCGGTTACTAAAAAAGGTTTTGATAAAACACATTGGAGAACATTTATTGTTAATCAAATGAGAAATATTGTTGTTCATGAAGATGAACAATTTACTGTTCAAAGAGAACAATATAAGATGGGTCAAGAATCATCAAAAAGTCCTATGTTAATAACTTATTTAACTACTAAATGGGATGATGTTAAAGAACCTGAAATCGAACCTGAAATTGAGCCAGAGGTAGAACCTGAAGTAGAACCCGAAGAAGAACCAGAAGTAGAGCCAGAGGTAGAACCTGAAGAAGAACCTGAAGTTGAACCCGAAGAAAAACCAGAAGAAGAACCTGAAGAAGAACCTGAAGAAGAACCATATGATTTTAATAATTTACCTGAACCTAAAGTCACAGAAAAACCATCTGCAACACCTGATACTTATGAAAAAGATTTAGCTTCTGATGTTTTTAAAGAATTGGAAAGTTCAGTTATAAATGTTAATAATCAAAAATTCATAACGACACAAGATTATGAAAAATATGTTAGAATGTTATTTAGTAAAAAAGTTAAGGATTGGCAAGAAAAACAAAAATCAATAGGTGTCAATATTAAAGCAGGTGAAGGAACAAGACGTAAAATAGAAATAACATCAAATACTGAATTGTCTAATTTATTAAATAAAAATAAAATTAAAGTAACTAATATTATACCTCAACAATTACAAGAAAGTATTGACAGAATAAAAAGTTTAATGTTTAAAATAATTTAATTATATTTAATAAAAAATATTGTTATGAATACAAATGAAAATGATTTAATGCGTAGATTAGCTACCGCAAAGAAAATAATGAATAAAGTAGATAATGGTGATTATCAAAAAGGTAATATTGATGAAAGTATATTATTATCTGACCCTGAAAATTTAGTACAAAATTTACCTAATAATAGTGTACCAAAAAACATAAAAGAAAATATTAATGTTGATAAAATCAATAATTCTAAATTACCTGATGTTATTAAACAAGCCATGATTGATAGACCAATTCAACAAATTTCATTAAATGAAACAATTGATATGAAAATTGTTGATGGTGCTAAAAAATTAATGGAACGAGAAGGTATGATTTCAAATAAAAAAGAATCACATATCAAATCAAATAATAATTTTAATAATAATGATTTAATTAATGTAATCACACCAATTATTGAAAATACTATTAGAAAAGTATTAGATGAAAAATTAAATCAATTATTAACTACCGAAAAAAATACTACATTAAACGAAAATTTAGTATTAAAAGTTGGTGATTCTATTTTTAGTGGTAAAATTACCAATGTAAAAAAATCAAAATAAAATTTATTTTATTATTTTTTTTATTTATACTTTTATTATAAATAAAAAAAGGATGCCGAAAATTAGAATATTAGCAATATCACCTGATAATTATGGTGTAGGTAAATTTAGAATATTAGACCCATATAAATTTTTAGGTGATAATTATTCAAATGAATTTCATGTAGATATAACATATAATACAGAAAATAATGATGATGTATTTAAAAATTATGATGTAGTAGTTTTTCATAGTTTTATCCATCAATTACCACATGAAATTAATTTAAAAAGAATCAAATGGTTACAAAATAAAGGAATTAAAGTTGTTATGGATATTGATGACTATTGGTCAGTAGATAACAAACATCCTTTATATGCTCAATTTAAAACTCAAAATATAACTGAAAAAAAATTTGAACTTCTTAAAACTGTAGATTATATCACAACTACAACAGAATTTTTTGCTAATAATATTAGACAAAGAATAAAAAAAGATAATATATTTGTATTTCCAAATTCAATTGATGAAAATGAAAAACAATTTATTAGTAATCCAACAAAATCAGATAAAATAAGATTTGGTTGGTTAGGTGGTAGTTCACATAAATATGATATAGAATTAATGAAAGATGGTATAGATTTAACATATCAAAACTTCAAAGATAAAGTTCAATTTGTATTATGTGGTTATGACACTAGAGGTACTATTACTGAATTTAATAAAAATACTGGTGAAACAAAAACAAGAAATATTAAACCTGAAGAAACTGTTTGGTATTATTATGAAAAAATATTTACGAAAAATTTTTCAGTATTAGATGAAGAATATAAGAAATTTTTACATACATTTGTGGAATCAAATTATAATGACGAAAATAAACCATATAGAAGAAAATGGACAAAAGAAATAAGTAAATACGGTTTTAATTATAATAATTTTGACGTATCATTAATACCATTAGTAAATACTGAATTTAATAACAATAAATCACAATTAAAAGTTATTGAATCAGGATTTCATAAAAAAGGTGTTATAGTAAGTGAAGTTCAACCATATATTGACGATTTAGTACCTTTCATTAAAGAAGGTCAAATAAATCCAAAAGGTAATTCATTATTAGTAAATCCAAATAGAAATCATAAAGAATGGGGTAAACATATGAAAAAATTAATTGAAAATCCAAATATGATTGAAGATATGTCAAATAATTTATATGAAACTGTAAAAAATAAATATTCTTTAAAAACAACAACAGAAAAAAGAATTGAATTTTTCAAACATTTAATTAGTAAATAATTTTTTTTTAACTATAAATTTTTATATTATGTATTATTTAGTAACTATTGGTTATGAAACTGACCAAACAGACAGAAATGGTAATGTTAGATTACAAAAAATTAAGTATGTTGTTCAAGCACAAAGTGTTGAAGAATTAACAATTATTGTTGGAAAATATCGTTCAGGTGATATGAGATCCAGTGAAATTGTTTCAATTAATAAAATTGAAATAGATTGCGTTATTGATGAAAAAAATAGTCCTGAATATTACAAATAATTTAAATAATTAAAGAAATGGAATTTTATAGTAAAGACATTCAAATTTTGAGACAATCTCAAATTAAATTAGTTCTTGAAATGATGACATTACATAATGTTGTACCGACTGTTTTAGAACTTCAAAAAGCGACTGATATTTTTGTTGAATGTGGATTGAAACCAATGGATAATGACCTAAAACTAAAAGTTAAAAATTTAGATGAATGGTTAAAAAAGAAAAAAGAAGAAAATAAAAATTTAAATAAAGGATCAAATGAAGAATAATCAAAATTTTTTAGAAAATAATGATGATGACGATGAAAAATTAGATGATTTAATTGAAAAATTGAAGAACTATGATGAAATGTTATCAAATGAAGGTGATATGGATAATGAAGGTTTTTTTGAAATAGAAAATTTCATTAATAGTATTTTTGGTGGTGGAAACAATCAATTAAATGTTAATGTAAAAAAACTTTCTGAAAAAGCAATTTTACCACAATATTCGAGAGATGGTGATGCTGGTATGGATTTAACAGCAACTGATTTCGCTTTTGATGGTGATAATTTAATATCTTATAACACAGGTATAAGTCTTGAAATACCATATGGTTATGTAGGTTTGGTGTTTCCTAGATCATCAATTAAAAATTATTCACTTTCTCTAAGTAATTCAGTAGGTGTTATTGACTCTAAACTAATTTATCTATAAGTTTGACAAATAAAAATTTTTTATTTATTATTATGATAAATAAAAAATAAAAAAAATGAAATTTAATTGTGTTATTTGTAATAAAGAATTTACAAGATATGGAAAACAGTCTATAGTGGCGAAAACATGTAGTTTTGAATGTTTAGGTAAATATAATTCAGGTGAATTAAATACTAAATGTACTCAATGTGGTAAAATGTATCATTTAAAAGAATCATCAAAAAAAAGATATAAAAGAACACATGGATACTTTTGTTCAACTAATTGTGTGGCAGAATTTAGAAAAGAACAATATTTAGGTGATAAAAATCCTAATTTTAGAATTCAAGTTACTGAAGATAATGGTTATAAGTTAGATTATATACCTAAATTTGGTAGAATTAAATTACATCATAAAGTAGTATTTGAATATTTAAACATTGATAAGATGCCAAAAAATATGAATGTACATCATAGAGATTGTGATATAAATAATAATTCTATTGAAAATTTAGTAATTTTATCTGATTCAGATCACAGATGGTTACATAAACAATTCGGAAATGCTACATTATGGGCATATATGAATAAAAAGATACAATTAGATGAATTATTAAGTTGGTCAAACAATTTAGAAAAAGCTAGAATACTTTTACCTCTAAGTATTATAGAACAAAAAATAACTGGAGTCTTTAAATCGGGTGAACTCATGGAAAATCCAGAAGTGGACAATCATGAGCCAAGCTAACTTTTAAATGGAGTTAGAAGGTGCAACGACTAGGTATTGAAACTATTTAATATAGAATATAATATACCCAAGAGCGCCCGACACTTAAAATAAGTGATGATATAGTCTGAACTACATATATAACAAAATAAAATGTAGAAGTTGAGATAAAAAGCTCAACGATAACAAATGGGTTATAGAGGAGAAATTAAAGTGGTTTTTAATATTTTAAAAAATAAAGAAGAGTTAAAAATTTATAATGTCGGAGATAGAATTTGTCAATTAATTATTTTACCTTATCCTAGTGTAAAATTTATTGAAGTTGATGAGTTAAGCGACAGTAACAGAGGTGATGGTGGGTTCGGTTCATCTGGACAATAATTTACCGATAAAAAATGTAAACAATATTGAAAGTTGATAAAGAAAAATAAATCAATATCGGAAGAAAAAAAAATACCTAATAAACAATTTATTAGAAGTATAATTAAAAAACCTAAAGAAAAATTCTTGACTAAGAATCAAGAAGAGTATTGGAAAGTACTTGATGAAAATCAAATAACTATCTGTTTTGGTCCTTCAGGTGTGGGTAAATCATATATTGCAATGAAAAAAGCAATTGATTTATTACATGATGAAGATAATAAATATGAAAAAATAATTATAGTTAGACCTGCAGTTGAAGCTGAAGAAAAATTAGGTAGTTTACCTGGTGATTTAGAAGCTAAACTAGATCCTTATATTTATCCATCTTATTATTTATTAAATAAGATAATTGGAAAAGATGCTAGAGAACGATTAAAAGATGAAGGATTCATCGAAATTGCTGCTCTTGCTTATATGAGAGGTTGGAATGTTGATAATACTATATTAATTTTTGAAGAAGCACAAAACACAACTCCTTCTCAAATTAAATTATTATTAACAAGAATTGGGTTTAACTCTAAGTTCTTTATTTCAGGTGATTTAGAACAATCAGATAAATTTAAAGATAAAACTAAATCAGGTCTTTATGATGCCAAAATAAGATTAGGTGATTTAAAAGGTGTTGGTATTTTTGAATTTAATAATGATGATATTGTAAGAAATCCAATTATCGGTGAAATTTTAAAAAGATACGAATAAACTTTACTAATAATATTTTTATAATTATATTTTTAATTATGGAAATATTAATAAGTATAGATGGTGTTCTTAGGAACATTATACAAAAATTTGACTATCATTATAGAGATTGCTATATTAATTCTGAATTTGAAAATGAAAAAGATTTTGAATACGGAGTTATTGAACCAATCTATAATGATAGTCTTTTTAATTCATATAAGTTTCAATCAATAGAAGAATTTGAATATTTCTATTATATTGAATATCCCTTAGAAATATTTGGTCACGCAGGACTAAGTTATCCACATGTTTTCACTGAATTACATAATTTAATTTTCAATAATAAAGATTTAAAATTCACATTAGTTGGTATTGATGAATTAGGTAAATCTAAACCAGGAACATTATTTTTTTTATCAAAAAATGGATTTTTAGGTGATAATATTAAATTTATCAAATATGATGAAATTGATAAATTGTGGGAAAATTATGATTTATGGATAACCGATAATAAAACAATTATTGATAAATGTCCTAAAGAAAAAAATGTTATTAAATTTAAAACAAATTATAATAATCATTTTGAATATAAAAATGAAATAAATAAACTTTCTGAAATTAATTTACCATGTTTACAATATACGGAAAAAATTACTACATAGATATTGAATCTATAACTGACTTATGTGCAATACAAAATAATAATGAAGATGAAAATTTGGATGAATTTACACCAACAACATCTGTTGATATTTTTAAATATGATATAGTAAAAATATGTATTGATAGAATTATGAATCCAACCGAAAATGATTTAGAAAGTTCTGGTTTATTTAGTGAACCATCATTTACATTGTCATTCAATACATTATTAAAATATAAAATAATAAAAGAAGAAGAAGAAAAAGATTAAAATGAATAAAAACGAAAACATATTAAGACTTGAAGAATCTATTGATAGATTAAAAAATAATGAAAGTGTGATATATTTTTTAACATATGATACAAAAAATAATCCACGTGCTAGTGTTAAATATATCTATGACTTATGTTTAACATTAAAAAATAATGGTATCAATTCAAAAATTTTAGTAGAAGATAAAAACTATACTGGTGTAAAAAATTGGTTAGGTGATAAATACGATTCATTAGAAGTCGTGTCGATTAAAGATGATAAAATCGAATTAAGAATTGATGATACAATTGTTGTACCTGAATATTATTCAAATGTTTTAGAACAAATCAAAAACATTAAATGTGTGAAAATAATGTTAGTACAACAAAAAGATTATATCTTTGAAAATTTACCTATTGGTAGTAGATGGTCAGATTTTGGTTTTGATAGAGTTATTACTACTACTAATAGTACCAAAAATTATTTAAAAGAAATTTTCCCTGAATGTCTTTTTTATACCGTTCCACCTATTATTGATGATATTTTCACACCATCAACAAAACCAATAAAACCTTATGTGGCTATTAGTTGTAGAGATAGAATTTTACATAGAAGAATTATATCTGAATTTTATTTAAAATACCCACAATTAAGATGGATCACATTTAGAGATATGATTCAATTAAGTTATGATGATTTTGCTGATAATTTAAAAGAATGTATGGTTTCAGTATGGGTAGATGATGAATCAACTTTTGGAACATTCCCATTAGAATCAATGAAATCAGGTGTACCTGTAATTGGTAAAATACCAAAATTAGAACCTGATTGGTTAAATGAAAATGGTATGTGGACATATGATGATTATAAATTAGTTGATATTTTAGGTCAATTTATTTTATCTTGGATTGAAGGTATTGAACTTTCAGATGATGTTAAATTGAAAATGAAAGAAACTTTATTACCGTATGAAAAACAAATAACAGAAAATAATATTCTATCAATTTTTAATTCTTTTATTTCAAAAAGAATTGATACAATAACAACAACAATTGAAACATTAAAAAATGTTGAATAAAATATAGATAATAAGATGAATAAAAAAATAACAGTAATATTACCAATACATAAATTTGATGATAATTATAAATCAATGTTAGATAATTCATTAAAAAATATTAATGAATTTCATAATGATATTAAATTATTAATCATTTGTCCTGATAATGTTTATAAAACATTATCTAAATACGATTTCGGTCAAAAATTAGAAGTTAATATTGAAAAACATAATTTTACAAATTCTGATTTTACAACACAAATTAATTTAGGTATTAATAAATGTGATACCGAATGGTTCTCAATTTTAGAAATTGATGATGAATATACATTAAATTGGTTAAAATCAATGAATGAATATATGACAGAATATAATGATGTTGATGTATTTTTACCAATTGTTAAAGACGTGAATCAAGATGGTGTATTTATTAATTATACAAATGAATCAACTTGGGCGTATGGATTTTCTGAAAAACAAGGTTATTTAGATAATGAAGTTTTATTAGATTTTCAAAATTATCAAACTAGTGGTGGTCTCTATAAAACTGAAGTAATTAAAGAAAATGGTTTATTTAAAGATAATATTAAATTAACTTTTACTTATGAATTATTATTGAGATTAACACATAATGGTCATAAAATTATGACAGTACCAAAAGTAGGTTATATCCATGTTAATTTTAGAGAAGATTCATTATTTTGGAATTATAAAAATGATGAAAAATCATTATTAACTGAAGATGAAGTTAAATTTTGGTTAGATACAGCGAAAAAAGAATTCTTCTTTAAAAATAAACGTGATATTATATATGAAAATAAATAATGCCAAAAAGAAAAACCCAAAAAAATTATTTTGGGGAGGAACAAGAAGAAGCGGTAAAAAGATATTTAGAATCTGAATCGGAAATAGAAAAAAATAAGATATTCTTAGAATATTTAAAAGAACCTCTCGATATAATGGTCGAAAGTATTATTAGACGTTATAAACTTTATAGAAAAGACTTGGAATTTGAAGACTTACATTCAGATACCATGTCTTTTCTGATTACTAAAATAAATAAATACGATTATACAAAAAACCATAAAGCCTATTCTTATTTTGGAACTATATGTAAGAATTACTTAATGGGTACTATACAAAAAGACGTTAAAGAAGTTAATCGTAGTATTTCATATGATGATATTTCATCAGATATTGAAAATGATTTTGATTTATCATATACAATTGATGATTATCAAATTGATTATAAAGACGTTATTACTAAATTAACTAATGAATTAGAAGAATTTATTGAAAAACATAATTTAGATGATAATGAAAAAAAATTAGGTTACGCTTTATTAGATATTTTCACGAATTTTGAAACAATATTTCAAGTTGGTGATGGTAATAAATTTAATAAAAATTTAATTCTTTTATCTTTAAGAGAAATGACATCTTTATCAACTAAAGAAATAAGAGTGTCAATTAGAAAATATAAAAGACTTTATAGTGGTATATTAACTAAATTTTTATAAATTAAATATTTATAGTTATGAGAAATAAAAAAAATAATATTACACTGGAAGTTGATTCGGCATTATCTTTAATGCAAGAAATTTACAATGATATTGTAGAACAAAAAAATACGGCTACTTTGATAATGAAAAAAATGTTAGCTTTTATGAAAGAATCTGAAGATATGAGTATTATCGGTCCTGTCATAAAAGAACAACAAAAATTATTAAATGAATGTACTGAAAAAAAAATATCATTAGTAAAATTACAAAGTACATTATTGAAACAATCCGCTACATTAGATAAAAATAATGGTGGTGGAATGGGTAAATTAACATTAACAGATGAAGACCGTGAAATTTTGGAAAAATTGGTTAATGATAATAATATTGATAATGATGATAATAATTATAAACAATAATGGAACAAAATTTACCACCCACAGAAAAAAAAAATAAATTAAAAAGCAAGTTAGAAGCCATAAAAAAAATTTATGATAGTGGGTATGATATTTCAAAAACAATAGGAAAAAAAACTAATTTAAATAGTGATGATTCTTTTTTAAAAGATTTACCTACTACTGAAAAATTATTTGGTAAAAAATTAAGTGATTATAAAGATAAAAGAAAAAAAAATAGAGAAAATAAAAATAATATTTTTAATGATTTAATTGATTTTTCTGATAGTTTTTTAGGTGTACCTACTAATATTGAGTCAGACAAAAAAATGACTTTAAAACAAAAATTAAAGAAAATCACATTAGATTCGATTCATAAAACTTTAGAAAGTGTACCACAAATCGTAATTAATAATGTTTTAAATAGTTTATTTATAAATGAAGGTGTTTGTGGTACTAATACACTAATGCCTTTAAATTCTTTACAATTATCACCCAAAGAATTTGATTTCTTAAATTTATTAACAATGTCACCACAATCTAATTCAGGTAAATTAATTTATGAATTAGAAACAACCTCTTCAAGTCTTATTAAAATGAATCGTGAATTTTATAAAAATTTTAATAATTCAGGATATGATTTTACCACTAAAGATGGACAAACATTATTTAATATTTCTTGGGATGATAATAATCAAGTATATGATATATCAAATCTTAAAAATCAATATGACCCAATTAAACTTTATGATTTCATTTTAGAATATTATACAAATATTGAATTTTTAGATATTAGTGGTGTAACTAAAACAGCAATGTTAATGACACTACAAGGTAATCCTTATGATACACCATTATTTGATGTTGGTCTCAATTTTTTAGATAGATTACTAAATAAATTATGTACCATATGTGGTAAATCAAAAAACAATAATTTAACAGAAACACCATCAAGTGAATTTAATGAAAATGATGTTGATGTTGAATCTTATTTTAATTTTGATGACCCTGAAGGTATTGATGACGAAAAAGAAAGACAACGACTTACAAAAAAATTATATTTTAAAGATTGTAATAATTATGAAACAGATGTCAATCCTGACCATTTAGAAGATTTTTCTTATTTCTCAAATAAGAAAAATTTAGATGATTTAATATCTTCAACAATTCAAAATGTCGCTGCTGATACATTTGAAAATTCAGGTAATTCTGATTCATTAGAAAAATTTCATATTTCACTTATTAATAGCTTTATAAAAAATTTACCTAACGCTTTGATTGGTTTAATTTTATCACCAAAATATATTTTCCCAATTGCCTTAACTTATAAAATTATTAATAACGAATATAATGAAATAAAATCATTAATGAAAAAATTAAATAAATTATTTTATAATATTATTCGTGAAATTTTTTGGGATTTTATTTCAAGATTTTGGAAATTATTGAAAATAGAATTAAATAATTTTTTATATATTATTGGATTAGGTATTCTAAAAGATAAAATAAAAAGATATAGATTACTTATAACATCATTATTGAATTTTTTAAAATCTTTATTAAATAAAAAAATAAAAACGTGTGATGATTTATATGATTTTATTAATGAAAGTGTTAATTTGGCTTTAAATCAAAGAACAAGTAATATTAAAATACCAAATTTTTTATTAACATTATCAGATAAAAAAGGTGGATTTAGTACAAATCGTGCTTTTATTAATATAATTGATTTATTGAAAAAAAATGGAGTTAATGTCGATCCATTATATGGTGAAGAAAATAAATTAGTTTCAACTATACATTCAATATTAAAAGGACATGATGAAGAAATTATTAAAAATTCATACGTTACATCATCAAATAAATCATTTATAATACAGCCACCAGATGGAGCTCCTATTTTTGTTCCTCCTGGTATTATGTCTGTTGTTGGAAATCTAATTTAATTATGGAAATACAAAAAATAATAGAAGTATGTAATGATGCAGAAAATAAATCAAATAAAGATTTACAAACAGCTTCAGATTTTTTATATACTGAATTTAATAAAACTAAAGAACTTATCATAGATTTAACAAGACATCTTGAAAGTCTTGAAACTCATTATAATATTCTACAAAAAGAATTAAAAAAAAGACATAATTTATGAAAATAATAGATATTGCTATTTGTATTGATAATGTTGATCCTGAAAATTTAGGTAGAATACGTTGTTTAAGATATTCACAATATACAGGTGAAATTGAAAACGCTTTTAATTATAAAAAATGGGATGACAAAGATTTATTTGTTGCAACACCATTTTTACCTACTAATATTAACTTTATACCCGAAATAGGTCAAAGTGTTAAAATAATTAATTATAATACAGATAAAGAAACTGTAAATATTGAATATATTAGTGGACCTTTTAATACTAGACATGATTTTAACTCGCAAAATTATTCAACACAATTAGAAAAAACAACATATGGTCTTTTTGTAAAACATGGAAAAAATATTGTTGATGAAAATGGTTTTTATTTAAATAAAAAATCTGAAGGTGCTTTTGCTAAACATACTGATTATGGTGTTTATGGTAAATATGGTTCAGATGTTTTATTTACTGAAAATGGTTTAGTTTTACGTGGAGGTAAATTAAAAGACAAAAATAGTTCTACACCCGATGAAAAAGTAGATATGTTATATGAACCAATTATGAGTAAAAAAATTGCTTCATTACATTTAAAAAAATATAGTAATTACGCTGATAATGAATTAAAAACAGTCACAAAAGAAGTTTACCCTGTTTTAGATTTAAATTATATGGTTGAGTATGAAATAACAAATTTTCAAAACTCAACATCAATACCTATTAATTTTTATATATATAAACTTACAAAAACTTATAATAATTTATATACTACAATAAATCCATCACTAAGAACTATTAATTTAGTTGATGGTTATTATAAATTAATTAATACCGATAATACAAATACTACCCCAACATTTACAATAATTTCAGAAACTACTGATACAATACCAAGTGTAGTAAGAGATGTTTTACAAAATTTACATAATAAAGATTTATCATATTATAATGAAATTTTTACAAAAGAAAAATTACACCCATTTTATTTTAGACCAACATCAGGTACTAGTCAAACTATTTTAACTAATACTACTGAAATTAATAATAGAAAAGATATTTTTAATAAAATCACATTAAATAAAATATCAGGACCTGAAAGTGGTTTGGTTATTAATCAAAATAATATAACCCTATCACCAAAAAAAGTAACAACTACTGAAAATGTTTTAAAATATAGTAACGATAATTTAGAACAAACTTTCTCATCTCTTAAATCTGATAGAATTTATCTTTTATCAACAGATAAAAAAAATATTACAAAAAAATCAATAAATTTTGAATCATTAAATAAATACGAATTAACACAAGAAAATTATTTATTAGATATTGAACCAAATACAAATTCAACTGTTAGAGGTGAAGTACTTGTCGAAATATTAAGAAAAATGTATGAGGTACTAACTACACACGTACATAATATTAATGAACCATACGCAAGAACAACTTATGATTCACATAAAGAAATGGAAAATCTTTTTAAAACAATTGAAGATGATTTATTAAATAAAATGATAAGAATAAATTAAAATTAAGATATTTATATAATAAAAATATATAATGTCATACTATCGTTCATATTTAGAAAAAAATAATACTATAATAAAAAATTCATATGTTAATACTTCTAAAAGTCCAACAACTGAATTATTTTATGGTTCATCATATTCAAGATTCATTTTTAAAATAGATTTAACTGATTTAAAAAATAAAATAGATAATGGTTATTTAGTATTAAATAATGATACTAAACATTATTTAAATCTATATAATTGTATAACAGGTGATAATTCACTAATCGGTCAAACTAAAAATAATACTAAAAATAGGGCAACTTCTTTTGACTTAACATTATATAAATTAAATCAAAGTTGGGATGAAGGTTTTGGTTATGATTCAGAAAATAATGTTAATGATTTCCCTAAAGATTTAAAAACATATACCGAAGTACCATCAAATTGGTATAATAGTAATACTTTAAGTGGTTGGACATATGAAGGTTCATTTAGTACTGGTTCAACAATAATTACTAATATACATTTTGATAATGGTAACGAAAATCTATATGCTGATATTACAAATTATATAAATGATGTATTAACAGGTAATACTACTGATTATGGATTAGGTCTTAAATTTAGAACTGATTATGAAAATTCACCATCAAGTATTGACCAATCAGTTTCATTTTTTACAAAATATACCCAAACATTTTATGAACCTTTTGTTGAATCAATTTTTAATGATAGAATAATTGATAATAGACATAATTTCATAGATAAAATGGAACAAAATCTTTATCTTTATGTAAATAAAAATACTAATCCATTTGATTTAGATTCACTACCTATTGTTGATATTTTAGATTCACAAAATAATGTTATTGATGGACTATCTAATATCACAAGTACTAAAGTAAAAAAAGGTGTTTATAAAGTATCATTTGCTATTGATGGTATTGTTTGTGATGGGAAAAAATTCCTTTATGATAAATGGAAAAATATTGAAATTGATAATGTTACATTGTCTGATATAACACAAAAATTTATTCCTAAACCTTTTAATGAACAATTCTTTTTAGGTAGTTATTCAAATTCAAAAAATAAATACATTATCCAATATCAAGGAATAAAACAAAACGAAAAAATAAAACAAGGTGAAAATAGAAAAATAACTATTTTATTCAAATCATTTAATACCCAAAAAAATGAAAGTTTTGAAAATGTTTATTATAGATTATTTATTAAAGAAGGTAAAACAGATGTGATCATTCATGATTGGACTTATGTAGATATGTCTTTTGAAAACCATTTTAATATTGATACTTCATATTTAATCCCTCGTGAATATACTTTAGAAATAAAATCTTTAATAAATTCTGAAGAATTAATTTATAATAACCAAATAAACTTTACAATAATTAATATTAAATAAAATGAAATTAGAAAATTATATAAAAAAAATTATATTAGAACATTTAGAAAATGAAAAAGAAATGAAAGATATTCTATTAAAAAGAATACCATTTTTAAATGATTTTACAGATTACTCACCACAAAATGAAGAATATAAAAATTCATTATTATATAAAAAAGAAGGCGTTACAAAAGATTTCCAAATGGTTATAGATGATAACGAAATTATTACATTTCCTGCCTGTTTCACAACTGTTAAAGTAATTTATCATCCATATAAAAATTTATCAATTTTTTCTGTTGATTTTAGTTTAACTTTAGTACCACCAAGTGATATGACAAATACACAAGAAGCAAGTGAAATAATTAAAATAACAAATGATGTTTCTGAAAAATATACATATTACGATGATGTATATATACCTGATGGTAGAACTATTTCTAAAGAAAATTTAGATAGAATTATAAATCAAATGAATGGTGCTTTATTTAGAATTGAAGATTACACAAATAAAATTGGTGTTAATCTTTTTTAAATAAAATTGATTTTAAGACACTTTTTTTAATTTTATATACACTTCATTAACTTTTAATAAAAAACCTACCAGAATTGAAATTTGGTGGGTTTTTTTACGTTAATTTTTGTTTACTAAAATAATAATTTCTACCACAACTATATCTATTCATATTATACCCATCTTTTCTAATAATAATTTGTGATATTTCATTTAAATGTTTTTTGTTTTTTAAATCAATACCTATTATAAAACCATTATTAAATTTCTCATAAATAGTTTCTCTAATATATTTACCGTTACGAAAAACTTACACAAATCTACACATTGCTGTTTAGACTGTCGTTCTCTTCCTGCTTCATAGTATCCCTAAGTAATGAACTTTCGGTATTTTTTGACACTCCACAGGCATTTGAAGCCGTGTAACTCACGGACTTATTCCTTAAATTGATAGAAGCGTTCAAA